GCTGCTGGTGTTAAGAATATTGTACTGGACGTTGATTCTGGTGGTGGCGAAGCATATGGTTGCTTTGAAGCGACAGATGAACTTCGTAAGATGTGTGACGCAGCCGGTGTGAAGCTTACAGGTTATATTGACGGTTCCGCTTGCTCCGCAGCTTACGCAATCATCTGCGCATGCGATGAAGTCGTTATCAACCCTTTTGCACAGGCTGGCTCGATTGGTGTTTTGATTGCCCTCTACAACGACAGTAAGAAGCTTGAACAAGCCGGTATTCAGCGTACGTTCGTTACGGACGGCACGGACAAAGTTCCTTTCGCTGATGACGGCTCGTGGCGAGAAGGCTTCCTTGCAGACTTGCAAGCTCGTGTTGCTGAACTTGGTGATGCTTTCCGTGCCCACGTCTCTAAATACACTGGATTGTCTGTGAAAGATATCAAGGACACTCAAGCCCGAGTGTACAGCGCACAAGATGCCCTGTCAATCGGTTTGGTCAACAAGATTATGACTCGTTCTGACTTTGTGGATTACATCACTAGTAAAAAGGATTAAAGATGCTGGACGCACTTAAGAAGAAGTTGGGCATTACGCCTGTAACCCCGGAGGCTTCGCAAGAAGTCACAACTACAGGCGCTTTGCCTGAACAAGAAAAGGAAGAAACGATGAGTGTAGAAGAGAAAGCTGTTGTTGAGCTTGCTGCACACGAAGCCGTCGTAGCTGAACTTGCTGCTCTGAAGACCGAGATGGAATCGTTCAAAGCTGCTGCCGAAGCTACGAAAGCTGAGTACGAAGAAAAACTGTCGGCATATGCTGCTGCTGAAGAACAAGCAAAAGCTGACGCTCTGGCTGCAAAAATGAATGCACGCAAAGAAAAAGCTGTAGCTGCTATGGGCACTGAAAAAGCTGATGCATTTATGGCTGCTACTGAACAAATGGACGAAACGCAGTTTGAATCGTTCCTTGCAATTTTCAACACTAATGCTACTGCCGAGGCAAAGAGTGAGATGTTCCAAGAAGTCGGCGTTGAGACTAAGGCAGACGCTAAAGAGGAGCCGAAAGTCGAACATTTTAATAAATACCTCCCTAAGAAATCCGCTAAGAAGGAATCGAAATAATGACGAAACTGGCCTCGCGCTCTAATAAACTGTCGGGTGTTCTCGCTTTTGAAGAAATGCCTGACCATGGTGTCTGCCGTCGTGCTGTGACCGTTACGGTCGCTGCTGGCATGGATGTTGGCGCTGTCCTGCAATTTGATGGTACGAGCAAATATAAATGGGTTGCTAACGCTGACGTTGCAACGCTGAATGCTGATGTGGTTGTGCTGATTGATACGGTTGTTGACGTTCCGTCGCTGACGCCGGGTGATTACACGCTGACAGTTCTGCGTGTTGGTCATGCTGGTGTTGTGGACCAAGGTCTGCTGTTCAAGGATACCGTCACTTCGGGCAACAAAACCACTGTCTACAACGCTCTGCGTGCTAAAAACATTCACGTCCGTACTGGCGTTTAATAAATAAAGGAAGATTTAAATGAGCCTGACTATTCGCGACTATTTCAATAGTTTCAAAAACGCCGACTTCGTTGACTCGATTTCGCAAGTCCCTCTGCAATACGGTTATATCAATAGCCAAAACCTGTTCCAAGTCAAATCGACTAATCAGACTGCAATCGTCTTCGACAAAGACTATGCAAACGTCACTCTGCTGCCGCAAGTGAATCGTGGTGCTAAAGCTTCGACGGAAGGTCACGAGCGCAAAGCTGATACCTTCGCTCTGAAACTGGCGTACTTCAAGCATGAAGATCGCCTGACGAACGAAGACATCCAAAGCTGGCGTGTGCCGGGTTCGACCGATTCGGAAACGTATGGTCGCGCCACTGCTGAGAAGATGACGGACATGCGTCGTGCTTGGGACCAAACCCAAGAGTACATGAAGCTGCAAGCACTGAAAGGTGTTTTCAAGACTCCTGATGGCACTGTTGTCGCTGACATGTACGGTGAATTCGACATCTCGCAAACCCAAATCGACTTCCTGCTTGGTACTTCGACCACGAACGTGGACTCGATCATCCGCCAACTGAAGAAGGCTGTTGCAACCAACGTCATGAACGGCGGCGCAATCTCGGGTCTGCAAGTTCTGGTTGATCCGCTGTTCTACGACAAGCTGATTTCGCACCCGAACGTTAAGAATGCTTATCAGTTCTACATGGCACAAGGTAACGGCAATGCTGTTCTGCGCGATGACACCACGTCGTACATGCAGTGGGGCATTATGGACGCCTTCCAACTGCGCGGCGTTAAGTTCGTGTCGTACGATGCAACGTTCAACCTGCCGGGTGGCACCACTGAGCAAGCTTTCGCTGACAACAGCGGTATCGCTTTTGCTGAAGGTGTGCGCGACCTGTTCCGTGGCTACGCTGGTCCGTCGAACAAACTCAGTGAAGCTAACCAACCGGGTCAAGAAATCTTCGTGCGTCAATATATCGACCCCCGCGACGAGTTCGTTGAGTTTGAAATGGAAGCAGCGCCCCTCTACTTCCCAACTCGCCCAGCATCGATCATCAAGCTTGTATCGAGCAACTAATTAGTTGACTTGCTGAAGCACCTCTTAATGGGGTGCTTTGTCAATTCTACTAGGAGAAAAGATGGCACTGATCGATCTTAGCTCCCCTGTCGGTAAGCTGCGCTACCGTCTTGGTGACTACCTTGATATCCCACGTCTTCCTGACGAAGTGTACGAAAGCGCACTCACGGATACAAACAATAATCTTCGCGCAGCCACGATTTTATGTGGACAATACATTCTTGCGGGTCTTGCGTTTGACACTCAGCAGAAGATGGGTATTGTAGAGGTGTATGGGCAGCAGGCGTTCCAACAATATCTTCAATTCTTGAAGCTTGTTATCAAAGAGCCTGCGCTCAATCAGACGTGCCCAATTCCTTATGTTGCTGGTGCAGACGAACTCCATCCTATCCTGCAATTCAAAGAAGACTTCACTAATGCTCAGAATCGTCCGACATCTGACGAGCGGCTTCATCAAATTGCTGTTGGCCCGTTTGATCCTTACAGTGGTGATGTAGCTAATCTTGCCAATCCAGAGATTCCAACATGATGACAGGGTTTGACCGCACAGTAGCAAACATGATGTCCAAGTTTGGTACAACAGGTGCTATTAAGGTAGCCATTTCGGAATCTTACGACCCAGCCACATCAGAGAATACAGTTCTCTACCAAGACTATCCTGTGAACATCATGGTGTTTGATTACGTTCGCAAGAACGAAGGTGAAGGCACACAAAATAACACGCTTATCAAAACTGGCGATAAACAAGTGTATGTTCAACCCCCACAGAAAACAGAAGTGGCTTTGGCATTACCACACTTAAATTCTAACAGAGATTTGCTGGTAATTGGCGACAAGATATACAAAATTGTGACGGTAAAACAGTTGAATCCGTCGATGGTACAAGAAAATAGTATTCTGTACGAACTGTACATTCGTGAATAAACACAACAATTTAAGGAATAGACATGGCTGCTTGGACAGACTACGCTGAAAATAAAATCATTGACGCGGTGTTCCGTGGACAACCCCTCAACGCACCGGCAACCTTCTATGCCGCCTTGCTCACTACTGTTGACAATGACGCTGGTACGGCTCGTGTAGAAGTATCTGGTGGCTCGTACGCACGGGTGGCTATCACATCGTCCCTCACTAATTGGGCTGGTACGCAAGGTGCTGGTACAACTGTTGCATCGAGCGGAACAAGTGGAACGACATCGAATAACAACGTTATCCAGTTTGCTTCTCCTACCGCTAATTGGGGCACGATTCAAGGTATTGCTCTTTTCGACGCTGCTACGGGCGGCAATGAGTGGGTATATGGTCCGCTCGCTACACCTAAAACTGTTAATAGTGGAGATGCTGCCCCATCGTTTGCAGCAGCGGCACTGACTGTTCAGATTGACAATTAAGGGGGTGATGCATGCAATTTCATGATCGCTTAAAGTTTACGACGACAGGTACAAGTGCTGCCAGTCTTTCTGATGGGACGGCAGTTGCAGGTTGCCGCAATATTGCGAAAGTAATTTCAGATACCGCAGGTCAAACCACTGCTCTTGCAGTCGGTGCACAAGGCGTGCCCTTCACTGTCGAAGATGGCACAGGTAAATGGGAAGATTCGCTGTTCACAGTTGGTGGCACTTCTGCTGCACCAACACTTACTCGTACTCAGGTTCTTGCAAGTTCTGCTGGCGGCACTACTGCTGAAACGTTCACAGGTAGCACACTAACCGTATTTAACACAGTGCCGGGTAAAATCCTCTCTTGTGTTGCTATTGACAGTTTTCCAACAGCATTCTCCACTATAGTGCCATTGACACAAATTGGTACTGTGCATATGCCTCGTTATAGTGTTACAGGTAATCTGACATTTACTGCCGCTGCAAATGCTGTAAAAGGAGCCTATGCCGAATATCCGCTGATTCTCGACGGTACGAGCACTCTTACTTTCACAGGTTTTACAGAGCATGGCAGTTCGTCCGGACTGCTCAATACGTCTGGAATTCCTAACACTGTGTATTTCTGGTATGATGGATATAACTACTGGTGGAGTGCAAGTCAAGCTGCTGTTCCTGTAGCAATTGACACCACGGCTCCTACAGCAACCTCTGCTGCCGTTGCTAATGCAACTCCTTCGACAGTGGCTATCACTGCGTCTGAAGCTGTAGACTCCTCGTTTGTCCCAGCAGCGAGTGCATTTACTGTCAGCGGACATACGGTGCTGTCCGTCGCCATCAGTGGTAGTACGATCAATCTTTCTGTGTCGCCCGCATTTACCAATGGCGAAGCCGCGCAAACTGTTACATACATTCAACCGGGAAGTAATGCTTTGCGTGATTTGGCAGGAAACCTTATGGGAGCGTTCTCGGCCCTTGCGATCACGAATAACGTCCAGCCGAATGCAAATGCCATCACAATGACTGGCCCAACAACTGGTACGGCAGGCGTGGCATCTTCAAATTTTACCGTTGCGTTGTCGCCTGTAGGGTCGAACCTGTCTGGTACTAACACTATCACTCCTTCAGACGGTGGTGCAGGTGGTACATTTACTCCTACTAGCGTCGGATTGACACAAGGCTCTCCTTCTGCAACGTTTACTTATACAGCAGCAAGCGCTGGTGCGAAGACCATCAGTGTGACGAACAGTTCTGGCTTGACGAATCCATCTCCTATCACGTACACAGCATCTGCAAGCGATACTACTGCACCAACGTTCAGTAGCGCACAGGTAGCCAACGCAACACCTACTCAAATTGTCATTACGATGAGTGAGGCGCTTGCGAACAGTGTACCTGCTACGAGTGCATTTAGCGTCAGTGGTGGTAAGACAGTCAGCGGTGTGGCTGTATCTGGAAGCACTGTCACAGTCACTGTAACCCCTGCATATGCATATGGGGATACGATCACCGTCAGTTACACACAACCGGGTACGAATCCTCGAATTCAGGATGCTTCGGGCAATGCGACAGCAAGCTTCGGCCCGTCGTCGGTCACGAACAACATCAACGCACCTGCCGCAGATTATCCGCGTCTGAACCCTGCAACACTATCGAGCACGGTTGTTGAAAGCGGCACAGGTCCATACATCTACACAGGTACGTCAGGTCAAACGATGTCCACTGAAAAGGGTGGACTTACTTCAAAATCTATTTCGGCAAGTGCTGACGGATACCTTGATTTCCAAATCCTCACACTAGGCGACGGCGGTGTAGAGTGGGGCTTCCGTCAAGTTAGCACACCGGGGACATATCCCAATCAGATCGGCGTTGAGGCGTACACGTCAGGCACTGGCCCGGTCTATTACCGCGCTGTCGGATCAGCGGCGACGACGTACGTGGTGGCATCGACCGACACAATCAGGATCGGTAAGATTGGCGGACTGCTTAAAATCCAGTACAAGCCTTCCGGAGCATCTTCGTTTACTGATATCACCTCTACGAGCAGTTATAACGCCCAGCAACTGTGGATTGATATCGCCCCTTGGGGCACGGCACAGGTGCAACTTCTGGACTGGAGTGGCCTCGCATGATGCCCACTACCATACTAGGCGCTCCGCGAGTACAGTTCAACAGCAATTTGAACATTGTGTGTGACGGTAACTCACACATTGCTGGCGTGGGTGCTGTGCAAGGTTTTTGCCGCGTGCTCGCTAAGACCGCTCCGATTTCCAACTCCACCGCCATCAACTTCTTGCCGGACGCAACAAGCCTTGATGGGCAGGGGGCAGCAAGTAAGAAATGGAAGAGTGATAAGGGTGTTTATGTGACGAACTGCGGTGTCGCGGGCGAAACGTGGCGGAAAATGATGGGGCTCGACGGTGGAAGTGGTGCGGCTGACACCGACGCGGCGTGGCAGAACGGGATGACAAATGTTCTGCTGGCTTGGGAGGGGACCAACTCCATCACGCTAGGTGGGCGGACCCCCGCGCAAGCTCTATCGGACGCAAAGGATTACATTACCGCTCGACGTGCCGTGCATCCCGGTTGGATTGTGATCGTTGGCACCGTCCCGCCTCGTCAGGCTGCTGATCAAACAACCACGAACACCTTGAACGCGAACATTGACGCATACAATGTGCTGATTCGACAGCAGTACAAGAGTATTGGTGCAAATGGGTTGTTTGATGTGAGGGCAGTTGGCAGCAAGTTTAACTGGGTCGATGCGAATGGAAACCCAGATTACAGTATTTCGACCTTTGAAGCACACGCTACTGAACCAAATACCATATGGGCGTCTGGTGAGACAGGTGCTCACGTTCACTTCAATTCGGACGGCAGTGCGTACATTATCAATAATTTCGTCGCCCCTGCATTGCGCCGATTGCCACGACGATAGGAGGATTCATGCCCGCATTTAACGCTATCGGGATGAATGCGCTAGGACTAACTGCAAATAATATGCAGTTAGCAGCCACAACGTCTTCTTCTGCCTCGTTAACCGCAACACTTACTACAGCTATTAAATTGGCTGCAAATGTTGCTGCCACAACAACATTAACCGTAACTCTGACAACACTCCAAGGGAATCTATCTGCTGGGTTGTCATCAACTGCTTTATTTACTGCAAGTTTGACAACTTCGTCTGCACCTCTTTTTACACCAAGCGTTGCTAGAACGATTTACGTGCAAGCTACATCCCCTGTGTTCACAGGAAGTAAGTGGTGGAATCTCACGGATAATAAAAAACCTCGTGGATTAAAAGACCCTGATGCGACGATTGACATTACTTTCAATTGGTCTGATTGGCTGAATGACATTGGGGAAGCAGCTATTTCTGACGTAACATTTACGCTCAATAATGGGCTTAATAATGTGAGCACGTTTAACGACAGTACGAAAGCTACAGTGTTTGTATCGGGCGGATTGTTAGGAACTTCCGCAAGTATTGCATGCAAAATTAAAACTAACACAACGCCTTCCCGCACAGATGAGCGCACTGTGTATCTAGACATTGGTGACGAATAAGGATAAATAATGCTAACCTTTAGCCCAAATCTTAAATCAATCCTTGACAACGCAACTACAAAGCTTGATTGGGCTAATAAGTTGCAGGACGCACTTGGTAGCACACGCACTGTACGGTGTTTCAGAGATGTTAATAGTGCTGCAACAGACCCAGCATCAACTGGTACAGAGTTCTTAAGGATGGTGTCCACAGGGGCGCTTACTGTTACAGCAGGTAATATTACAGGTCTTGGCGTTCTGTCCGCAACTACGATCCACCAAGCAGCAGACCTTTCCACAGGAGCATCAGCACTACGTTTAGAGGGGAACGGATTTTGGGTGCA